AGAAGTCGGCCCGACTGGCGTTGTCATCATCAAGATGGACAAGACCGGTCATTGGGTCTTTGGCGCTGACCAAACCGAAGTCGAAGCTGACTCGACATGGGCAGTCAACCCGTTCTCATTTGTCCACGGCTACATTGCGTGGGGTGATGGTGACGTTCTTGCTGAAAAGATGGTGTCTGTGTCTGAGCCATTGCCCGAGATGGATGACGCCCCTGCGGGCGCCAAACGTGGTTGGGAAGTCCAAGTTGGTATGTCACTGAAGTGTCTGACCGGCGAAGACAAAGGTTTGGAAGCGCGTTACACCACCACCTCGGCCGGTGGCAAACGTGGCGTACAGACCTTGGCGGTTGCGATTGCCGAACAAGTGGACAAGGATCAGTCTAAGCCTGTGCCTGTCGTGTTACTTAAAAAAGAACACTATCAGCACAAGTCGTACGGTCGCATCTTTACACCGCTGTTTGACATTCAGTCGTGGGTGTCGATGGATGGCGAAGAACCCGCCTCTATCGAGCCTGACACCTCACCCGTAGCGTCTGCTGTTGATGCTGCACCCGCCCGTCGTCGTAGGAGCGCAACATGATTGACTTGACAATGTCTGTTGATGAAATCAACAAAATCTTGGGCGTACTTGGTCGTCAACCGTTTCACGAAGTCGAAGCGTTGATTGCTAACATCCGCCGTCAAGCATTACCGCAGTTACCACCAGCAGTAGCCGAGTAAGGTTTAGGGGGCGGTTAACCGAGCATTTGAGGATGTTGTAAGTGTATATTTTTCTCGGTTTCCTATACACATTCAGTAACGACCAAATCAACGCCCCCGCCTACACCTATGACAATCCTATACCTAGATTTTGAAACGCGCAGCCATTGCGACTTAAAGAAGCATGGCGTGTACAACTACGCCCAAGACGCAACGACTGACGTGTTATGTATGTCCTACGCCTTTGACGATGAAGACGTTGTGACGTGGTTACCCACGCAGCCGTTTCCCTTACGTGTACGCGATCACACCGGCCTGATCTACGCCCACAACGCAGCTTTTGAGCGGTTAATCTTTTGGTACGTCTTACAGATCAATTTCAAGCTAGAGCAGTTCTATTGCACCGCAACACAAGCCCGAGCAAATTGTGCGCCTGGTAGCCTTGAGGATGTGGGCCGCTTTGCGGGGGCTAGCATGAAGAAAGATTATCGTGGCGCGCAATTGATCCGTGCGTTGTGTGTACCGCCGTTTAAAGATGACCCCGCGCTGATGCTTGAAATGGTGCAATACTGTGAGCAAGACGTGCGCGCCATGCGCGCCGTCAGTCAAAGCCTACGCCCCCTATCAGACGAAGAGTTGGAGGATTACCATGTCAACGAAAAAATTAACGACAGAGGTGTTTTGGTGGACGTGCCTCTTGCCAGCGCAGCCATCTCTTACGCGGCCACGGAACTCGAGGATATTCAGTCCATTGTCAGAACCGTCACCAATGGCGCGATCACGTCAGTCCGCTCGCCGAAGATGCGCGCTTGGGTTCAAGAAAGGTTAAGCCCCGAGCAGTTAAAACTCATGGAGGTTGAAGATGGAAAGTATTCGATTGACAAGCGCGTCCGCGCAAACCTCTTGGCCACGTCAGACCTACCGCCCGACGTTGAGCAAGTCATTCAATGTGCCGATGATCTTTGGGCGTCGTCAGTTGCGAAGTTCTCACGCTTACGCGACTTGGCAGATGTGGAGGACAATCGCGTCCGTGGAGCCTTTGTGTTCGCCGGAGGATCGGCTACTGGTCGTGCGTCTAGCTATGGCGCGCAAGTACACAACTTCACGCGTCGGTGCGCTAAAGCGCCCGAGTCTGTTAGAGCGAGCATGGTTCTCGGACGTTCCATCGTTCCCGAGTTTGGTAAGAGGGTCACAGACGTTCTAAAAGGGATGCTGCGCCCCGCAATCATACCAGCCAAGGGTAAGTCTTTGGTGGTCGCCGATTGGGCTCAGATCGAAGCCAGAATGACCCCGTGGTTGTCAGGGCGGGGCGATGACGTGCTAGACGTGTTCCGGTCAGGGCGTGACATCTACATACGGGAAGCTGCCGCGATGTACAAGATACCCGAGTCGGAAGTCACGCCCGATCAGCGTCAGATCGGTAAGGTTGCAATCCTTGCCTGTGGTTTCGGCGGGGGTATTGGCGCGTTTAGCGCAATGGGTCGAGCGTACGGGTTGTCTATGACCGAATCAGACGCGCAGCGCACCGTAGACGCTTGGCGCCGCGCGAACCAATGGGCCGTCAGGTATTGGCAAGAGTTGGAAACTGGCTACATGATCGCCATGCGAAATAAGGGCAAAGATATCCTCGCGGGTAGGGTTATCTATCTGTATGACGGGCAGCACTTATGGTACGCTTTACCCTCGGGTCGTATCCTTTGCTACCCCTACGCCAAACTTGAAGAAGATGGAATTTCATACGCCAAAGCCGCTTGGAAGCCCGCCGTTGACGCCCGTGAATGGCCGCGCGCCCGACTATGGCGTGGCTTGGCCTGTGAAAACATCACCCAAGCCTGTGCGAACGACGTATTACGTTACGCTCTCAGAGCCGTTGAACCTCTTGGAGTTGTACTCCACGTTCACGACGAAATCGTTATTGAAACCGATCAGCCCGAAACCGTCACCGAACAATTAAGAAAAGCAATGTGTACGCCCCCGCCGTGGGCGCAAGGTTTACCGTTAAACGCCGAGATTCAAACAATGGCACGTTACGGTAAATAAAAAAAAAGCCACCGGCGAGGGTGGCTTAAACAACTAAGGAGTATTGCAATGACAAAGTCAATTATACGCATAAAAGGTATGTCGAGAACACCTTTTTATGTATGTTGGGTGAATTTACGCCATAGATGTAGTAATCCAAACCACACTTTATATAAATGGTACGGCGCTAGGGGCATTTCTTTTTGCCCCGAATGGGCGTCTTTTGCCGGTTTTTATTCAGATATGTTTGATAGCTACGCTGTCGGGCTAGTATTAGACCGGATTGATAACGACAAGGGATATTCAAAAGACAATTGTCGTTGGGTTACCCAAAAAATAAATTGCAGAAACACAAGAAATAATAAATTTATTCAAACCCCTGTTGGCGCCATTACGTTGGCCGAAGCCTCGGAAATATATGGTGTAAGCCCTGATTTGTTAAGTTATCGGCTTTCGCATGGTTACTCAGATATGCAAGCAATAACGACGCCGGTACGAACCGGCGCATACAAACGCAAAGGAGTTACAGCATGAATTTTGTTGATTACATTTCAAAAGTCGCCCCAGAGGGTGAAACTTGCCTGCTAGTCAAGCAAAAGCCTGTTGGAAAAGAACAACACGCCGATGGCACGATCAAAGCCACTTGGCCAGCTTTTTACCCAAGCGAATACAAGGAAGGCGGGGCGTGGTATGCCAACACAGCTTCATTTGTTGTTGATCGCTTTAAGAGTAAACCGAGTGCGTCAATTCACAATTGTGACCATGTTGCTTTTCTTGTCCTTGATGACGTGGGCACCAAATCGAAAGCGCCCCCGCTTGAGCCAACGTGGAAGATCGAAACCTCACCGGATAATTTTCAATGGGGCTATACGTTCGCGTTAGATGATCAGCCCACGCACCAAGTATTCTCGGCCGCGATCAAGGCGATAGCCGAGGCTGGCTTTACCGATAAAGGCGCGTGTAATGCGGTGCGTAACTTTAGGATACCCGGGAGCGTTAACCTAAAGCCCGAGCGCAACGGGTTTAAGTCGATCCTGACCGAGTTTCACCCCGAGCGTGAGTTTAGTTTGCCGCAGATTATGGGCGCGTTTGGCGTGACTTCCGGCCCCGTAGAGTCGAACGTGTACCGCCCGATTAAGATAGACGACGACGGCACCGATAACATCTTTGCGTGGTTGGCCGAAAATAGTTTAGTCATCAGTCGCCCCAATAGCGAGGGCTGGGCGGGCGTGGTGTGCCCCAATGCACACGAACACACGGATGGCAACCCGCAAGGCCGGTACAACCCGTCTATGCGCGCCTATTGTTGCCTTCACTCACATTGCCTACAACTTGACAGCCACATCTTCCTTGAATGGGTTGAGGGCCAAGGCGGGCCGAGTGCGGCCCCAGGCCTGCGTGATGAACTGCTAGCCAAGACAATGGCCAAGGCCTATGAAATTATCGCCCCCACGGCCGCTTTCCCCGATGACGTTAAAAAGCGTCAAACCGAGATTGAACACCGCGAACTCGGGCGTGTACAAAAGCGCGAGTGGTTCGGCCGGTTTGCTTACATTCAATCCGATGATAGTTATTTCGATCTTCAAGATAGGCGCGAAATCTCGCGCGGTACGTTTAACGCGCTGTACCGGCACGTTATTTGCAAGTCAATTAGAACCGGCCGTCATATTGAGGCGTCAGTTTGCTTTGATGAACTACGCCAAGAGAACGGCGCCCCCGCATTGGTGGGGATAACGTACGCGGCCGGCGATACCGTACTTGTGTCGCGTGGTGGTGACGTGTACGGCAACCGGTGGCGCGATGCTCGGCCCGTAGCGGTGCCTGGCGACATCACCCCCTGGCTTGAGCATTGTAGGCACTTGGTGCCCGACGCTGATACGCTTGAGCATTGTTTTAACGTCATGGCCTATAAGCTGCAACACCCCCAAACCAAGATCAACCACGCGGTGCTACATACGGGCGTACAGGGTTCAGGTAAGGACACTATGTAGCACCCGTTTATATGGGCCGTGTGCGGTGATAACGCGGTTAACCGTGGCTTGCTTGATTCTGACACTATGTCGTCACAGTTTAATTACGCGCTCGAAAGCGAGATATTGATATTGAACGAATTACGCGAACCCGACGCCAAGGACAGGCGCGCGTTAGCGAACAAATTAAAGCCCATTATTGCAGCGCCCCCCGAATACCTGTCGATCAACCGTAAAGGCCTGAAACCCTATGATATGGTGAATAGGTGCCTAGTGTTGGCCTTTTCTAATGACGCGGTGCCGATAACGCTCGACTCGCAGGATCGGCGCTGGTTTGCCCTTAAATCAAACGCCCCCCGTATGGCGCCTGACGTGAGCGCCAAAATATGGTCATGGTTTGCCCGCGGTGGCGTGGCCGCGTGCGCCGCGTGGCTTGCGGCCCGTGATGTGTCGGCGTTTAACCCTAGTGCCGCGCCCCCTGTCACCGAATTTAAATTGACCTTGATCGAACAGGGTATGAGTGCAAATGAGTCGTACCTAGTCGATATGATCCGCGACAGGCGCGGTGTGTTCGCGCAGGGCGTTGTGGCGTCGCCGTTTCACGTTATATGCGATACCCTGTCACTCAACGCCCCAGGCACCTATAAAGTGAGCCAGGGCGCCCTATTGCACGCGTTACTCGAGTGCAGTTGGTTCGACTGTGGCCGGCTAGCCACGCGTGAGCTCACCACCAAAAAACAGGTTTATTGTGCGCCTGATATGGTGGGGTATAAAAAATCAGAGCTGCGCGTAATGGCCGAAGGCTTGGTAGTGCGGGCCGGTACACCGCTCGCGGCCGTAACGCATCTAAAGCCCGTAAAAAACGCCCCGTAGGGCGTTGTGTGGTGTGAGTGGTGTGCTACAGGTCAAAGACTAGGATTAGCAGAATGACTGTAGCGGCCGCGATTAGGCTTATGGTCATATGGGCATCAATCCGGCGAATAAAGGGTTTAGGCGCGGGATATAGGCGCCGATATCGGCCGGAAATACGCGCTTGATGTACCCACGCTCGCACATAGAGCGCAGGGTTACCGTGTCGCCTATTGAGTAGACTGTATAGGCACGGTTGCGAACGTGCACAACGTCGCCAACGTCGACCGGCTGGCCGTTTTTATATTTCATAAATACCCCAAAGTGTTATTAGCTAAAATGCGAAGTGTCGGAATAGTGCCAATGCGGGCCGCGTAACGCAGTTTAGGCGTGGCGGGCACTATCTCAAGGCCCAAGGCCTTAACGCGCGTATGATGCGCGCGGATGGCCGCATATTCACGCGAATAGGTCGAACGGATATAAGTGTTCATTTTTGTTTATCCAATACGATTGTGAGAAAAGCGATAACCTTATCCGCGTCAAAATGCGACGCGTCGGGATCCTCTAATAATTCAAGTGCGCGCTCGCATCCCAGGCGAAGCGCGGCCATTTCAATAATTTCTAGGTTTGTCATGTGCGGCCCCTTAAATAGTGCAGCAACCACAGCACGGCGCGTCTTCGCACCGGCCGCGCGCGTTACGGTAGAACGTGGCGCCACTCGCGAAACGGATCTCAATAGGCTTATTTTCGGCCACCAATACGGCCCGCTTTTTGGCTTTGTTGTAGTCGATCAAATCGCCGGCGTTAAACGGTTTGCCAGTAAGGGCACATCGGCCCGCATATTTTGCATTCATCCTCATTTGAAATACTCCACCCGTGGCACATTGCGAAACTCTTTAAACCCGGCATCATAGGCCGCGCGGGCCGCGGGTTTGTCTTCGCGCTTTTCAACACCTAGCGCGCGCCTGAGGTAATCCATCTCGAACACGGCGCGAGATTCATCGCGCTCATTGCGGGCCACGGCGACTTTTTTGCCGATGTCAAAATAAAATTCTAAAGTGTTTAACATTTTTAGCACCTTACGCTGCTACTAGTTGAAGGGGGATAACGCGCCTGGCATGGCCGCGCGCATGGTCCGCAATGACAATATTTTTAGCGGCCTTCATTTGCCCGGCACATAACATGCAATTGTCGCAAGTGGTTTTCTTGCCTGATTCAGCACTCGCCGGGCACGATATCTCGCCTGGCCGTTTATCTAATCCTATTGATACTCTGAACGTGCGATATGAGAGCTCTTGCGCGAGCTCGGCCTCGGCGGCCGTGTCAGCGCTTGCCATTACCAGGCTTGACCATCCGAAATGATCGAACCCGGCGCGTCGCCACTGATGTGTATAGCCAACATGATCCGCGGTGTATTGTGTGAGGGTTTGCCACAATTGGACCGGGGCCGCGGCGCCGTCGCCGTACGTGCCGATACGTAATTTTTTACCGGCCAAGATCCGCGCAAGCGCTTGGGGTTTAACGCGCACATAACGGCCGCGCTTATAGGCGTTAAACACGGCGAGCACGGACCGGCCCACATTCACATAACAGGGGGGCTCGCCGGTTATCTCAGCGTTAATCGGCCGGTGCACGCAATCGCCGCATATGGCCGCGTCATCGCCTGTTTTAAGCGCTTCGACCGGGTTAACGTCGGACCGGATGATAAAGCTTTGCACTAGGTCCGCGCCGGTTTTCCCGTTAGCGCTTGCGCTATGTACTTTATTAATAATGACAACGATAGGCGCGCCGGTTAACTCGGACGGGCCTTCATACGCGATATAACCTAGAATTTTGCTCATAATTTAACCTTAAAGTGAAGTGAAGTTTATTGTGTGGGGTATTACAGAAAACAGGCGACTAGCAAAGCCAGGCACATTAAAAGCGCGGCCACAATATCGGAAAATTTAGACATATTAGGCACCTTGAGTTATGGCCCGCTCGCGCGGGCCGGTTTGGTTTAGCAAATAAAATCGGGATGGTTAGTCACGCCAAACTGCGCGGCCAACGTGCGCAGCTCGGCCTGTTCAGTTTTACGTAATGATGCGCGGATCATGAATGACAGGCCGCGCGCGATGGCGCCGTAATTGCCTAGGGCTTGGCTTTGCTTGAGAAGTACGAGCTGCTTTTGGTTGGCTTTTGTTAGCATGGTGTGTCTACCAGGTTGGTTAAGTGAGATTCTATTGTACATGAATTTATAGCAGTGTACAACTATTTATAGCAAAATGCTCACAAATGCTCACAAAATGCAGGGTAATGAAAAGGTAATGAGAGGGTAAAGGGAAAATGCGCGAAGTGCCTGAAAAAAATGCTTATTTATTATGGGGTTAACTAATAATAGGTATAGTAAGGTAATAAATACTTTATACTTTAATAAGATGTCTTATATATATATAGGGGTTTGTGTGTCACACGGGATCCGCGCACAACGTAGCGGCCCTTCGACATAAAAAAGGCAATATTTTTTGACCCTTCAAGGTAAACTTAGTGGCTAAGACTTAGTGAGCACCACTCGACAGCTCGACAGCTCGACAGCTCGACAGCTCGACAGCTCGACAGCTCGACAGCTCGACAGCTCGACAGCTCGGCCGGCGACAGCTCGACAGCTCGGCCGGCCACCTCTCGGCCCGTTAACCTGGCACCACTCGGCCGCCGGCCGCCGGCTAGGGCCCGCCGGCATGTTGCAGCGCAGCATAGGGGTAGGGGGGGGGAGGGCCCTGCGAGGAGCCCTAGCTAGCGGAGGGTTCACACCCAAAATTTTTTTGTAAAAATGTTTGCGATAAGGCTGTTAATTTTTTTTATATAATAAATTGCCAACATGACCTACAATCGCAAAATGCTATCTCTACACTTCACACCCCGCGAAGTCCGCGCCACCGAGTCGCGTTTGCAACGCGTTTACGAAGCTGCACGTCTAGGCTTGTCAAACAACGCTTTGGCAATTCGTGCCGGCATGATGCCCGAAGAGTTTCGCAAACTTTGCCAGTTAGACCCCGTAGTGGAAATGGCGGTCGAACAAGGCCGTGCGGATTCAGAAGCCGAAATGTCGCAAGTCGTACGCGCAGCCGCAATGATGGGCGACGCTAAGATGGCGCTAGAGTTCTTGCGACACAAACACGATTGGGTGGCCAAGCAGCAAGTGCAAGTCGATGTGACGCAACAGATCAGCATCATTACCGCGCTTGAGCAAGCCGAACAACGGTTAACTATAGATATGGAACCCACGGATGCAAACGACACAGTACAGCGCAACCGAAGAAATGGCTCTTATGAGCCGTCTTTGGTCGCCCAAGATCAAAGATAACCCGTTAGCGTTTGTGTTGTACGCGTTCCCTTGGGGTCAGAAAGGTACGCCGCTTGAGAACTTCTCCGGCCCCCGCAAGTGGCAGCGCGAAGTCTTGTCAGACTTGACTGCCCACATTAAGCAAAACGGCGGCAAGATTGACTTTGACACATTCAGAATGGCAACGTCATCCGGTCGCGGGATTGGCAAATCGGCGTTAGTCAGTTGGCTCACCTTGTGGATGCTCTCCACACGCATTGGCTCGACAACTATTATTTCGGCAAACTCAGAGTCGCAGCTAAGATCAGTCACCTGGGCAGAGATTACCAAGTGGTTGGCGATGTCACTTAACAGCCATTGGTTTGAAGTTAGCGCCACACGACTCATGCCCGCTAAGTGGATTACCGAACTAGTCGAGCGTGACCTAAAGAAAGGCACACGCTATTGGTCGGTAGAAGGCAGGCTGTGGTCAAGCGAGAACCCTGATGCTTACGCGGGGGTTCACAACTACGACGGTGTGATGGTGATCTTTGATGAAGCATCCGGTATTGACGACGCCATTTGGGCGGTGACTGCTGGCTTCTTTACAGAGAACACGCCTAACCGCTTTTGGTTGGCGTTTTCTAACCCGCGCAGAAATACCGGCTACTTTTACGAATGCCACAACTCTAAGCGTGACTTTTGGAACACCAAGATTGTGGACGCAAGGACGGTCGAGGGCACGGACAAGGCGGTGTATCAGCAAATCATCGACGAATATGGCGCCGATTCATCACAAGCTGCGGTCGAGGTTTATGGTGACTTTCCATCAGCCGGTGATGATCAGTTCATATCATCATCAATCGTTGATGAAGCCATGCGTCGCCCACGGCTCAAAGACCTATCCGCCCCCATTATCGTGGGCGTTGACCCTGCACGGTTCGGTTCTGACTCGACCGTGATCGCCATACGCCAAGGGCGTGACATTATTGGCATTAAACGCTTCAAAGGCGACGACACGATGACCGTTGTGGGCCATGTCATTGAGTGCATTGAGGAATATAAGCCAGCGTTGGTTGTCATTGACGAAGGTGGCGTGGGCGGGGGCGTTGTAGACCGCTTAAAAGAGCAACGGTACAAGATTCGCGGGGTCAATTTTGGAAATAAATCCAAAAATCCGCTTATGTATGGTAATTTAAGGGCTCAGATGTGGGGTGATATGCGTCAATGGCTTAAAACTGCATCGATTCCTAGTGACAGAGTGCTTAAAACTGATTTAATATCACCTGTAATGAAGCCCGACTCTAAAGGTACGATCTTTTTAGAGTCTAAGAAGGACATGAAAGCGCGGGGGTTAGCCTCGCCTGATGCAGCAGATGCTATATGCGTGACGTTTGCATTCCCCGTCGCGCACCGAGAGTACGCAGAACCAAAGCGCCGTAGTCAATCAACTAATAGTTTACAAACTTCTTGGATGGGAGCTTGAAATGCCTAATACACAACCTATCGGCGTAGCGTTTGCCGATCAAGTTATCTCCGGCGGTACAATTGACAACACACCTATTGGCTTAGCAACACCTAGCACAATCGAAGGTACAACTGTTTACGCAGACACAGAGATTGGTTATGGAGCTCCGGCACAAGGTGCGGTCACTCAGCTTACAAGCAAATCTACCGGTGTGACGCTTAACGCCTCTGCCGGTCAGATTACCTTGAACGCAGCCTCCTTGGCTGCAACCACAAACGTAACTTTTACACTGACTAACAGCGTGTTGTCAGCCAAAGACGTGTTGCTTTTAAATGTGACCAACGGCACGTCAGCGTCTTACAACGCCTTTGTGTCTAGCATGGCAGCAGGCTCGGCTACCATTACCTTGCGTAACATTAGCGCAAACCCACTCGCTGAAGCCGTTGTCCTTAACTTTGCAATCATTCACTGCGCATAATGGCTAAGAAATCCGTATCTTTATCTGTGGGGC